ACAGCACAAACTCATCAACCCTAAGAACAACAGCATCATGCGACCGCTTGCCGCCAAATCCTCAACCATTGAAGGCACAAACCCTAGTTTAGCGATTGTTGATGAATATCACCTACACACGGACAACAGCGTCTATAGTGCGTTAGAGCTAGGACAAGGCGCACGCCCAGAAGGTTTACTCTTTGCTATTACAACGGCTGGCAGTAACGTGATTTCGGCTTGCAAACACCATTATGATTATTGCGCTCAAATTCTTGAAGGGAATGAGCAGAACGATAGCTTATTCGTATTGATTTTTGAACTAGACGAAGAAAACGAAATCGACAAGCAAGAGAACTGGATAAAAGCCAATCCCAATATTGGTAAATCCATTCCTTACCTTGATTTTGAGAACACTATCAAGAAAGCGAGGGGGATTCCTTCCGAATGGGTGGAAATGCTTACCAAGCGATTTAATGTATGGTGTCAAGGCACAACCCCATGGCTAGGCGAAGGGAACTGGGCGCAATGCGAACGGCAGTACACCGAAAGCGATTTACTTCACCAAGATTGTTATTTAGGACTGGATTTATCTAGCACCAATGACTTAACCAGCCTTTGCTATACCTTTCCACAAGGGAAGAAAGTGCGGTTGGTTACTCGGCATTATATCCCTGAATTTCAACTTAATAACGTGGCAAATAAAAACCGTGCAATGTATCGAAACTGGGTGCGTAGTGGCTGGCTGATTGCAACAGAAGGCGACTGTATCGACTACGACAAAATCAGAGATGATATTTTGAAAGATGCGCAACGTTTCAATATTAAGATGATTGGCTTTGACGTATGGAATGCAACTCACCTACGCACACAATTACAAGCGGCAGGGCTTGAGGTTGAACCCTTCCCGCAAACCTATCAACGATTTAGCCCGGTGGCGAAAAGTGCAGAAGTGCTAATCAATAGACAGATGATAGAACATCATGGCGATCCAGTGCTTACCTGGGCGTTATCCAATGTGGTGATGGAAACTGATGCCAACGCCAACATTAAACCAAACAAGAAGAAAGCCGCAAACAAAATCGACCCAGCCGTAGCGTTCCTAATGTCTTTCGGCACTTATCAACTTGAATATGGCGATTTGATTTTCGAGCTTTCAGATGAACACAAACACGCATTAGAACAATTTAATGGTATTGATTTATAACTACAGAGGGAAACTATGGCAGTTCAAATAAAAGGCTTGAGAGAACTTGAGCAAAACTTAAAAAAACTAAACAAGGATATAAACAAAGTCGCTGCAAAAGCAATTAGAAAAGGACTAAATAGCGCGGCCAAATCGATTGAAAAAACAATCAAGCCGAATGTTCCAACGTTGAAGAGTAGCACTAATTTCCGACAAAAAGGAACTATTAAAAACAACGTTCGACATAAAACAAGGGTAGCTAAAGATGGCTTAAGTGGTATCACTGCAATTCGAGTTATGCGAACAAACGGCCGTAGAATGGCGAAAATTGGGGAAAATACAAAAGATAAATCAGATCCGTTTTACTGGTGGATGGTTGAATATGGCACAGTAAAAATGAAAGGTCGCCATTATATGGAAAAAGGCTTTAAATCTGGTGAGGCACAGGCTCTAAGAATCGCAAAAGAAGTTGCAGAAGAAGAATTAAAAAAAGCGTTCAAATAATAGAAAAGCCCGACATTTCACAATGTTGGGCTATTTTGTCTAAAAACTTACATGCAGGACGATGATTAGGCATTCCACTCCTTAAAGTTTGCGGCAAACTTCCGAAAAAGTAAGCCGCTCACGTTTAGAAGACTTTGAAAATATTTCTAAATTCAAAGCGAAACTATTATAAAACTTTTCTGATGAACAAAAAATAGCCGTAGCTTAACGCATCTAAACTTTGATAAAATAGAACAAGAAATAAACAGAGAAACGAGGGGAAAAGTATGATTAAATCCGTTTTATCCGCATTTGGTTCATTTGTATTTTCTGCTTTTGATTTTTTGTTATTTTTGGCTATATTGCTTTTTGTTGGCTTGTTGGTTTTCATCTTTTGGCCAATATTAAAATGGCCTTTACTGGCTTTTCTAATAGGTGCGATCACCTTCTTTTGTTATCTAATATACAAGATAAAAGAAAAACCAAAACCACTAGAACAAGACGAAATATTATCCAGCTGGGCAGAACAGGAATTGCAACGCCCTATCATTCAACGGATTTTACAAAAACAAGAGGAAAATAAACCGTTCATTAGCGGAACAATAACGCATATTGGAAATGACGGAAAAGAAACTCGATTAGGCAATATCACCATCCATTTAAAGGAATAATTAATCAAATAAAGCGCATCTAGGGTAGCTCCCGAAAGCAAAGCACCTTACTTTGTTGATGCGCTCTTACCAATAAGGGCAAATGCGAAAGGGGCGTTTATGACAATTAAAATTTCATTAAGCAATAAAAGATTTAGCTTTTCTTTAGAGAAAGCATTGGACTACATTAACAATAGAATTGATGAAAAAATTAATTTAGATGATTTGTTATATTTCATAAAGGATGGCCAGATTAAAACTGTAATCAAGATTGCTTGCACTTCTCTTAGTGGGCGATTATTTTTATCTTCTATAGGTGATACAGATTATTTTTTACAGCCTATTTTCTTTATTGCTGATGATAGTTTAATAGTTAAATATAGAGCAAAAAACTCTAGAAAAAGTAAAGGCTTATGTGTTTATAAAAATATTAATGGAGATTGTATTTATTTTTGTTCATCTTCACCAATACAAAATAGGGTAATGTACAAATATCCCTCTATAAATATATCATTTGATATTACCAATTCAAAAAGAACAAAAAAAATAAAT